GTTGCGTGATATAATAAAGGAGCCGTGGATATATCAATACGCTCTTGCATTAAGCAAAATTACACTAGGAAATAATCGCGGTAAGTATCAAAATGTAACCATGTTTGGAGGTGGTTCTATTAACTTTAATGACATTCTCTCACAAGGTATAGAAGAAAAAAATGCTCTCGAGGAAAAACTATTTACAGGTGCGTCACCGGGCTTTGGCGACGCAGATCCACCGATGTTCTTTGTAGGTTAATTAAAGTATGGCTATACCGTTACAAAAAAACAGTAAATTCCGTCAAGGTATCTTTACACCTAAAAATCCTGCAAAATATATAGGTAAAGGAAAACCAATATATAGATCAGGATGGGAATTAAAATTTTTTAGATGGTGCGATGATAGTGCTAATGTTGTAGAGTGGGCGAGTGAGTCAGTTATTATACCATACACTAACCCACTCGATAGAAAAGTGCATCGTTATTACACTGATGGTGTTATTGCTCTTAAGGAAGGTGATGAGATCAAGAAATATGTAATTGAAATTAAGCCAAGCTCACAAGTATTGCCACCAAAACCTGGCAAGAAAAAGAAAACGACTGTCATTTATGAGAATCAAAGATATATACAAAATATGGCAAAATGGGACGCAGCAAAAGAGTGGTGCAAGAAAAAGAATTACAATTTTTGGATCTTAACAGAAAAGGAACTTGGATTAAATAAATAGAGCTAAATTTAATAAATATTTTTATGTCATTACGCTTATTAGTAGAAACGCCACCATCACTTGATCAGTTTGAATATATCATTGAGGAAAAAAACTCAAAGGGGCCTTCAGTTTTAAAGATAAAGGGTGTATATATGGAGTCGGAGTCCGTTAACAAGAATCGTCGTTGTTATACGTATGACGACATGAGACGTGAAGTAAATCGTTATACTGAAGAATTAGTAAAAACACAACGCGCTCTCGGAGAATTAAATCACCCTGCTTCTGCGGAAGTAGATCTAGAGCGTGCATGTCACATGGTTACAGATTTACAATGGGAGGGTAAAGCGGTGGTCGGCACATCAACCGTGCTCTCAACACCAACAGGTCAGATTGTACGTTCACTTATTAACGATGGTGTTAAGGTAGGTATGTCAAGCCGCGCTCTCGGTCAACTAACAGAGGAAGCGAATGGTATTAATAGGGTTCATGAGATGCGTCTTATTGCTGTTGACTGTGTTGCTGACCCAAGCTGCCCAAAAGCATTTGTTAATGGTATTCTTGAAAGTAAGCAGTTTATCTTACGTTCTGACGGCAAACATGAAGAGATATATGAACGCTTTGAAAAGAGCCTTAAGAATTTACCTAATAAAGATGTACAATCATACCTTAAAGAACAAGTTATGTCATTTCTTAGCTTTTTAACTAAGTAATAATATGAAGAAGTCTATTAATGAGTTGAGTTTATTACCTAATTTAGGTCTCGGTGGTGTACAGCGCACAACAGGTACAACCGGTACAGGTACTACAGGAATGAACACGCCTGGTTCAAAAACACAAGCTATTGCCAAGTCAACAGCACTCTTAACAAAGCAAATCAACGATATCACTAATAAAATTGCTTCTTCAAAACAAAAAGCTGCACAATCTGGCCAAGGTGATCAACAGAAACTTGTACAAACAATTGGATTACTTCAAAAACAACTTCAAACGCTCACGACTTCAGAAAATGAAGAGAATAATTTTAAGAAAAAAGCTGTAAAAGGGTATAAAGCAGTTGCGAATATGACCGGTCAAGCAATCGGTGCTCGTACAGGAGTACCAGGAGCTGGTGCTGCACTCGGTAAGATGGGTGAATACACAGCTGGTAAAATGAGTAAATTTTTAGGGCTTGAAGGTAAAAAAAGTAAGTCTACAGATATAAATAATAATAAAGATATGCGCGTATCTAAAAGCAAAAAAATTGAAGAGGGGTTATTACCAGCAGTGGGCAAAGCTGCTAGTACTGCGGTTAAGACAGTAGGTAATGTTGCAGGTATGATACCTGTAGTAGGGGGCCCAGTAAAGGCAGCAGCAGATCTTGCTGGCGATGTTACTACAGGAGTGCTTGGTGGTGAGGATGAAGAATCATCCGGACAATTAACACCAATTCAAGATGAAGTTGTGAACGCTCTTGCACGTAAGAGATATCATATCAATAAAGTCTCTCATCAATACGCTGAAGAAGAAGGTGGACCTACTGTATACATGAGTAAGCGCCCTAACAAATATTCAACACGTTACGCGTCAGTGGCTCCAGATGGATCTGTTAACGGTATGCCACTCAAAGAATTTTTCGGTAGTGAAGAAAACGAAGAAAGAGTTTTAACAAAAAAACAACAAATGATTGCTAAGGCAGCACCACCGCATGATAAAATTACAGGTGCAGATTTTGCAGCTCTTAATAAAGAGAGTATAGAAACAAAAAACTTTTTAAAAGCAGTTTTACAAAAAAACTACTCCGAGGCTAATAAATATTTAGGTATCCTTGTTAATGAGAAGCTTAAAAAAGTAATTAGCAAGGCCACTGACATTAAAAAATAATTTATGGATAAAGACATAACACAAGTTCTTAAAGAAGCAGCTAAAGACATTCTTACTGAGGATGTTTTAAAAGATATCGAAGCTGCCTTTAACACTGCGGTACAAAACAAAGTTGCTATTCACGTTGAAAAAGCACTTAACGAGCAAGATGAAGATTACGCTTCAAAACTTGAGGGTCTTGTTAAAGCAATCGACGCTGATCACACTGCAAAATTGAAAATGGTTGTTGAAGCTATTGATAGTGACCGCGCTGGAAAACTTAAAAAAATTGTTAGTAAGTACGAAACAGCACTCGTTAAAGAAGCTGCAGATTTTAAATCCTCACTTGTTGATCAAGTGAGCAATTACTTAGAACTTTATCTTGAAGAAAAACTACCTCTTGTTGAGGTCCAGGAAGCAGTTAATAATAAAAGAGCCGTTGCTACTCTTAATGAGATCCGCAACATGCTCTCTGTTGATATGGCACTTGCAAAAGAGAGCATTAAAGAAGCTATCGTTGATGGCAGATCAAGATTAGATGAAGCTGCAACGCAGCTTGAGACTGCTAATAAGCAGGTTAATGAATTAAAGAGCAAGCTTACTCTTACCGAGTCACAATTAGTACTCGAAAAGAAAGTATCAACTCTTGACAGCGGTGAGAAGGCATATATGAAAAAGATGCTTACCGGCAAGTCAGCTAAATTTATCGTCGAAAATTTCGACTATACATTAAGTTTATTCAATAAATCTGAAGAAGCTCGTCTCAAAACTTTGAAAAATGAGGCAATTACAGAAACAGTCGCGACTACTGTCGATAGACCTGTGATTGAGGAATCAGTTGCCGAGCTTGACGAGGCAGATCCATCTTTTAACCTCTATCTTTCAGAACTCAAAAAATATTAATTTTTGATGAGGGTAATACCTGAATAGAAATGTCTATATACTTCTATAAAGAAGTAAACTCTGATATCAGACATAGTCACAAAATAGAAAGTGAAACAAAATAATATGTCAAACATACGTCCTTCACAGTCTTACATCGATGAAAATCGTGCTAAACTCCTTGTTGAGAAGTGGGCTCCAGTATTGGATTACACCTCTAACAACGTTCGCGCTATTGAAGATGATCACACACGCTTAAACACTGCTATCCTTCTTGAGAATCAAGAAAAGTATTGCTTTGAGGCGTCAAACACTGCTGGTGGTTCCACTGGTGTCTTCGGCTCAGCCATTAATAATGGCGGCTACGGCAATCAGTTCCCATCGCAGAATGACGGCGCTTATGCGCAAGGTGATTCCCGTCTTCCTAAGATCCTCATCCCGATGATTAGACGTACATTCCCTGAGTTGATCACCAACGAAATCGTTGGCGTTCAGCCAATGAGTGGTCCTGTAGGTCTTGCTTTCGCTCTCCGTTATAAGTACGAAGGTTCAGCACTTGGTGCAACTAATGGCAAGGGTCTTGATGGCTCACTCGCCAATGGTTCATTTGCTGGTGGTCCTCAGAATCAGTCTTCTGGTTCAGAGTTAGGCTATCAGTATCTCGATACTCGCTTTACAGGTACGTCCGCAGGGGCGTTATCCGGTAATAACGATTTCGCGATGATCGCATCCGATCAAGGTGTTGCTCAACTTCTCAGTCAGTTCGAATTAACAAGTCAGATCCCACAGATCGTTGTTTCTTTCGAGAAGACAGCAGTTGAAGCAGGAACCCGTCGTCTCGCAGCTCGTTGGTCAGTTGAGCTCGAGCAGGATCTTAAGAACATGAATGGTATCGATATCGATACTGAACTCACAAACGCTATGTCGTATGAGTTACAGGCCGAAATCGACCGTGAAATGATCATCAGAATGATTCAAACAGCTCTCAATGCCGGTTTCGGCACTGGGTTCTCAGTTTGGTCACCTGCTTCAGCAGACGGCCGCTGGCTCGTTGAGCGCAACCGCGACTTCTATCAGAGACTCATCATTGAGGCTAACCGCATTGCCGTCCGCAACCGCCGCGGCTCTGCTAACTTCATCGTTGCTACACCTCGCGTGTGCGCAATCCTTGAAATGTTACCAGAGTTCCAGTGGGTACCGGTCCAAGGTAATGTGAATACACAGCCCGTTGGTGTTGCGAAAGTTGGTACACTTGCTGGTCGCTTTAACGTATACCGCGATACACGCACCGAAGCTCAATTTGAAGCTTCTAGAGGTGGCAACTACGGTGGCAGCGCCGGGTTCCCCGGTGGTACTACACGTACTGCACGCCTCGAATACGCGCTTCTCGGTTACAAGGGACCTGAATTCTATGACACCGGTATCATCTACTGCCCTTACATCCCTGTAATGGTACAGAGAACCATCGGTCCTAACGATTTCTCACCAAGAGTTGGTTTATTGACACGCTACGGCGTCGTTGATAACATCTTTGGTGCAAATCTTTATTACCATGTCATTATTCTTCAAGGTCTTGGAGTGGCTTTTGAGCCAGGTAAAACTTCCGTGTACTTCTAAGAATTACGCAGTTCAAACAAAAAAAAAGAGAAGCAGAAATGCTTCTCTTTTTTTTGTCTTTTTTAAACTATAATTATTGTCTAAGGGTCTTTGTGAACTGAACCGATGTATCGATCAAGCTTGAATCGATTAAATGCGGATGACTTGCACGTGTAGGGTTAATATCAATACCACCTCTTCTTACATAGAGACATGTTACGCAGAGCTCGAGCGGTGAGAAAAGATCCCATATTCTCTTATAAATTGTCTCGCAGATTTCTTCATGAAAGTGACACTCGTCTCTAAACGAGACAATATATTTCAATAGAGATTCTTTAGATATATCATACTCACCCTTATAATAGACATAGACATCACCCCAATCCGGTTGCGATGTAACCCTGCAATTACTCTTTAAGAGGCTTGAGTGGTATTTTACTTCATAGACTGTTTCAGTCTTTGCACCCTTGAGTATGGAGGGTGTCTCTTTGTATATAGAGCATTTGAGTAACGTAGTATCAAGAGTATTCTCGATCGTAAGATATTCCTGACCAAACGGAGTGTTTACATTTTTAACATCCTTGCAGAGAAAGATGTGTGCCTTCACTTCAGTTTCTAATAATTGCGAGAGATCTGTCTCAACAACATTCCTTACAGTAAGAATAATATCGTCGATATTGCCTGGATACTGCTGCATGTTAAATGTGTTAAAATACAGCTTAATTGATTTTGACTCTACGATATACTTGCTTGAAGCAGGATACATAACCTTCACGATACCAGTGAGCGGGGTACCGTTCTCACATAAGCATGAAAATTCATAAGCATTCCAGATATCATAGCCTATGAAAGGCAAATTATCATCATCAATGTTGAGATGTTTACGATTTGATTGACGTGGTTCTCTTACAAGGAGAGAAGGGTCATATGTAGATTTATATTCACTACTCTTTCCTAAGTGTACTGATATGTGTGTGTTGTCTAGTTCTGTTAGCATAAAGTTTCTTTAATTAAATTTAATCGTTCATCAACTGTACCCTTTAAGATAATTAATTTATCTTTCGTCATATCTTTATATGTCTCAAAAAGAAGATCGAACGTATTAATAATTTTATCGCGAAATTCATTATTCACGCTACGCTCACCATCATCAATCAAAGGTACATCGCCTGGCCATGTATAAAATATCTTATCGATGCGAGTTATGAGTATGTCGAATACATTACGCGCATATTCAGCTACCCAGCGTGAGACCTTATTCTCTACAGCGAGATACGTTGTATACACTAAGCCATCTACAATACATCTATCCATAATAATACCCTTTTTATTATCTGACATCTGCTTGAATGTATTTTGAATATGCTGATTAATAATCAGCAGTTGTGTTATGTCATTACCACCTTCATTAATATTAACATTATACGTACGTTTTACAAGTCTCGTAACCTCGTCTACAAACTCGTAATCTGGATACAGCTCTTTGCACTTTGTTAATAATGTAGTCTTACCGGTACTCTGTGCCCCTGTAAACGATATAATCATACAACGATATTATATAAAAAAATATGAATGTCAAACTTATTTTGCCCATTTTTTATTATTGACAATTTCAGCAATAATACAATAAACTGAGGTGTCAAGAAAAGTATCAAGAACTGATTCGTTTGCAGTCTCACTCAACCCTCTACGCAGTACAATATTAATAAGGCGTTGAAGCTTATCATTCAACCGTACGACGATAGCTGATATAGATGCTTTTCTTTCCTCGAAAGTTTCTAGCGTACTACCAAGCGATATGTTGCCTGGACCGTAGTCAAGCTGTTTCTTACAAAAAGTAAGATATTGATACTTTTGTATTCGCTTAAACTCCTGACATGTTTCAGGGTACTTTGTTTCTATTATACTAACGATTTCATCATCACACATATTTGTTTAAAAAATGACACCACATCACTGAAGCGAGAGCATGCAAATCAACATATAAGCGATCGAGATCAGCATGCTGCGAGTTAATTTCATGCTCAAGCATTATTTCACCACTATCTACCTCCGGTGTTACACGATGTATCACACAGCCAATAGTTGGATACTTTTTATGAAAAGCTCTATCTTGTGGATCTTTACCTTTCAGATCCGGGTATTTTGTAATCAGACCGGGATGTAGATTATACATCTCATATTTTTCACATATTTCTTTAGGTATAATACGAAGATACCCGTGCAAAGTAATGATGGGATTCTTATATTTTTCGAGAACAGAAAAATAATCATCAACGGTCGGTTTTGCCGGGAGTTGAATAATGCTCGTTGATTGCTTTTTTACTTGTTGTAATACCCATGAGTTAACCTTATCAAGGTTACGTTTATTATGTACTATGCACGTTGGTACAGATTTATGAAATACAGAGATGTTAGCTATCTCTGTACCGGTTTGTGAAAAAAATGCTACCCAGTCTCGTTTCATCGACGTATAATCCTCTTAAACATATTAGTGTTGTATTCAAGCAATGCAAGACCATCATCATTAAATTCATACTCAATCAGGTCTGCAAGCTTAGTATGAGGCTTTGTATTGAGACCGTAGTCAGCATCGTATTTCATTCCGTGAATCGCGGCAACAACAGGATTGCTCGTATCACAACTTACAATATTATGAATATTGTTATCAACATAGTACCTAAATTCTCTAGCAAGAGAACAGCCGAGTAAGTGATGCGGCTTATTCCAATTCCAAACACCATCATCGATAAGCTGTCTAATTAAGCGCTCACGACCAGAGCAGAACCGTTCAAGTTGATTATTGCCTTCACCGGTAACGTGATAGTAGCTAAAGTCAAAACTAATAGCAATCATGTCAGCACTATCTGACATAAACTTATAACATGTCTTAATATCATTCCACGTCTTGCCTTGAATAGCACCAATTGTTTTTGTATTAAAGCTATTCTTGATATTATTAATCATCCCGTTTTTTTGCCATTCAATAAAGCTATGAATTGTACCGTTTGTATCTTCGAGAACATCAGGAATAATAAACATATTCGGCTGTAGCCACATTACTTCCTTATAGAAGAGATCCTTATCAAACGCCGTGCCAAGCTCAAAGATAGAATTGTCAAGCAATACTTCACGGTTATAGTGTTCACGCGCCGCTTTAAAATAATGTCTATATTCAGGAAACTTATCAAATAAATGTACCAAAGCATAATCAAAATCATTATATGCTTGTGATTCTCTCAGTATAGAGATAGGGGATTCATGTGAAACTTTCATTAGCATATCAAGAGTATAAACGTAAATAATAATGAATCAACTATGGAATATCCGAAGTATCATGGCAATTATCTTGGCATTGTCGTTCAGAATAACGACCCGCTACATAGAGGTAGAGTAAAAGTCTTTGTACCACATATTTCACCAACAGTTTATAAATCATGGGTCGAGGATAAAAAAGATAAACGGTTTAGATTTATGGGGTCAAATATTGAAAGTGATCTAACACAAATTATTACTGATCTTAAGGAAATATTGCCGTGGGCTGAAGTTGCAACACCGCTAGCCGGTGAGTCAAGCAGCGGTAGATATAATGCACAATCAAACCATGCAACAACAAGTGATAGTAGTAATATTAGTTTTACAGAAGCATATTCATCAGATGTAGGTGCCGGTAACCAAAATATCGATAACGTCGGAGAGAAACCCGGTAATGTTTTTGACATGATGAATTATAGGCTCTGTGATGCTTTTAATGATCCTGCTGCTACTAATATTAACTACGTTAATAAGTTAAGTTATAATTATGTTCCAGAGTGTTATAGTAATAGTGCTAAAGGTGCCTTCCCGGTACTTAGCGTAGGAGCGCATGTCTGGATATTTTTTAATAGCGGTGATCCGCTCAAGCCTGTCATTTTTGCTTCTTCTTTTGGTAGTCATGAATGGTGTAGTATTTTTGATTCTACAAGCGCTTCACCGGGTATGGATTACCCCGGTAAATATGAAAATACAATCGGTGGTAAAGACATCAACACCGATACATATAGAAACAAATACATTATAAACCAGAAAGGTGGTACATTAGCATTCGTTAATACAGATAACAGGGAGATGCTTAAGCTGACGCATTTCTCCGGGTCTTTTAAAGAGTTTAATAATATGGCTAATATTGAGTTAGCCACAAATAATGATCAGAAACTTGTTTTAAATGATTCATTTGATACTGTACGTGGTATGCGTAATGTGTTTACACAGCGTGATTTTGATAATGTTGTGCGCGGTGATCATTATAGAAAAGTTGGAAACCTCGAAGCAAGTTTATATGAGAAGTGGAAAGAGTTATGGGCACCTATTGCAGATATAAAACAATTATTTGATGTTCAGAGAACATTTGGTGTACAGGGAGAACTGGGTGCGGCTGGGTCATTTATTAAGCTTAATGGATCTGGTCAAACACAAAGCGGAATGCCGGCCATGTGTCCAGTTTGTACTGCGAATATAAGACTGGATATGGCAGTCAATAATACGTTTGATCCTCCGGGCTTTAAAAAGACTTCAAAGCCATCCACCGCGACACATGAAGATGGCGACGGTGCCGGGGCGCAGATGATTGACGCTGAAGGTGTAGGTTATCAAGTAACATATCAAGACGGTAGACCAGCAGGTCCTATTAACCTGTTTCTATTAATGAAAAATGACGGTACATATACCGATGTGTTTGGTAACCCGCTCGTACAGCCACCTGGTGAGATTGGTGGTATAAAATGCCCGTCGTGTAATAATTCTTTAGGGGGTGGTAGCATCACTTCAGGCCCGGGGTTCAGTAAAAGTTCTTTTGCAGGTATATGGACTCCTGAACCACAAAAGTTATTACTACCGACTATGATCGCTGCAGTTATGCCTGAGCTTGCAAAAGTTGAAGCGCAAATGGGTCTCGGTGGTAGTGAGATAGTCGAAATAACAAAGCACAAAGTTGAAACAATAGGTATGGTTATGAATGACTTCGGTGCTGTACGCGTAGATCCGCAAGGTAAAATGGAACCCGGATACGTACTACCGTCACAATTTAGTACAATTGTCGTTAACACACCATCACCGCTTGTTGAGCAAGTACATGTTGATGACTTACCGGGTGGTACCTATACACTCAATGTGTGTAACCGCTACAGCATACTTGTCGGTGCAGGTGGTGTTAACCTTAAGTCATACGGTGTTATTAATATATCAGGTGCTATGGCTAACATTGCAGGTGAGCAAGTTAACATTGGCAGTGCTAATGAGGTAAATATTGACGGCGGTAAGCGTACATCTATTGTGGGCGACATTGTCAGCATCAGGCAGCGTAACGGCGAGCAAGTTATAATTGATAGTGGTCTAGGCATTAACGGTAACGTTATTATTCGCGGCGGTCTTTATGTCGAAGGTGATACCGGGTTACAATCGATGACGTGTGTATCACAAAAAACAACAACTGACCCCGTGAACGCTTATGGTGGCGGTAGACAAGGCCTCGTCGGTGGTACAATGCTTACATGTGATTATTCACATAATATGGATGAAACTACCGGTGAATTAATGCCTGGTAAGGGGACTGCCAAGACATACCTTGGTTATACTGACTACAATAAAGTTGCAGGTTTTATTGATAAGGACACTGTTATCGGTACATTAATGGAAGGAACAATAATTACCGGTGACTTTAAAGGTTTAAGCTTAGCAATCGGTGGTATACCGACATTAATTGATATAACAGGTGCTACGTTTACCGTGACATCAATAACACCTTCACCTTTAGCTGTTGCCGCTGGTGTTCAGGGTTGTATCGCTGCCGTTGACAATCTTACACAG